GTAATTCACCCATCTGTTGCTTACTACCTATATCAGGTTGGTATGTTGACATTCTCTAGTGATTCTCTAACTTCTGGCGGTGCTATCCAATGGGGTGGCGGTGGTGTTGGCGTTACTGACAGATCAATCGGTCAGTTTGCAGGCATGAATGTTGTTATTGACTCTCAAGTTAATACATCTGCTCCAGGTGCATCTGGTCATCAAACTGAGTTCCGTTGTTACTTAATTAAGTCAGGAACAATTCTTGAAGGTCAGCAATCTCCTCTAAGCATTGAATCAGATAGAAACATCTTATCTAAGCAAGATGTCATGTCAGTTGATTATCATACTGCTTATCACATTATGGGTACTAAGTGGGCATCTGCTACAGATAACCCAACTAATGCTCAGTTAATGAACTCAAGCAACTGGGCTGCTACATATGATGTAGATTTAGTTCCTATTGTTGAGCTAATCGTTAACTCACCACTTGATACTTCAACTATTTCTTAATAGTATTAAGTAGCAAAGTAGTAAAAAGCCTCATCAATTATTGGTGGGGTTTTTTCTTTACGCTACAATAAAACTAAAATTACTTTCTTATCGTGGCAGCCACTATAAATGCAACTATAAAAGATGCTAACGCTAATAGCTATGTCACATTGACAGAAGCTAATACTTATTTTGAAACCGTGCCAGATTCGAGTACTTGGACTAATAAAACAGATGATCAGAAGAATCGGGCATTAATATCAGCAACTAGATGGATTGATAGCTTTGTATTTTATGGAGATAGATGTGACGATGGGCAGGCATTGAAGTTTCCAAGAAATAATTATCAAGTTGATGGTGTTGAATTAGCGTGTTCTACAATTCCGTTAAATATCAAATATGCACAGTATGAATTAGCTAGGGCATTGGCAAATGATACGGGAGCTATAACGGGTACAACTGGTAAAGATGGTAATTTTTCTGAAGTAAAACTAGGAGATATACAGGTTAAATACAATACTGATAGTCAGGGAACAGGATCTATAAATAATATTCTTGATGTTTACCCGTGGTTACAAAGTTATTTGGGTGCTTATATACTTGGTGGAGCTGGTAGTTTTCAGATGAGGGTAGTTAGAGGATAATGGCAGGACAACTTGATTCACTATTAAAAAGCGTTGCAAAAGATATAGTTGCAACTTTGGGAGATTCTCTCGATACAACTATTACTTATGTAAAGAAAGGAGTTTCAAGTTATAACGTAGAAACAGGAGAGCAAGTTACTGTAGATACAACTTATTCAGATATAAAAGTACCGATTGAGTTTATCAAGTCTGAAGATGATGAAGGTAAAGAGATAAGACAAGCAAAGCTATATATCACTCCTAATCTAATTGGTGATAATCAAGTAGACTTTGATGACGAGATCCAACTGACATATGCGGGAGAAACAAGAACTGCACAGATTTACGATATAGATACTAGAAGAGGTGGTCAGGTTTATCTATTTACAATATTGGTGCGGTTCTGATGGCTAAAGACTTTTTAAAAAGTGATCCTATTGGCGATCTTCAGACTCAATTAAATCGTGATTTTAATACTGTAATAAGAAAAGCTCATAAGAGTTTAGGAACAAAAACTCATAGTCCTGTTTATACAGGATTTTTTGCGTCAAGTTGGAAAGTTGCAAATACTCCTCCTAAAGCAAAAGATGATATAAAAGATTTTAAACCGTGGTCTAATATTAAATTAGCTTTTGACAAAGGTGGAGATAGTTGGAAGAAAGCAGGTTCAAAACCATCAAATCCAAAAATTCAACCTAGATTTAAAGTTGAAAGGACATTTAATATTAAGAAAAGTGTTTATATTGGAAATACAGTTAAATATGCTTCTTATGCTTTAGAAGGAGGAAAAATTCAAAATTTTATCCAAGGTCGTATGGGACAAATTATAAAGGAAAATATGAAAGAAAAGAAAGGTAAATTATTTTTATTCGGCAAAGAGACATCAGGTTATGGTAGTTCACTTCCTGGTATTGGTTACAAAGACGTACTTTAATTATGACTTTAGTAAAAACAAGAGCAGCATTTGAAAAAGCAGTTACAGACGCAGTTTCGGACGTAGATCCAACTGTTTCTATGGTTTATGACAATGTTACTTTTACAACTTCGGGTAAAACTAAAAAGTATGTAATGATGATGATAAACTACACATCTTCTACGTTACAAAATCAAGGAGCAAGTTCAGATTTTTACTCTGGTGTAATTCAATGTAACATTTACGTCCCAAAAAGCAAAGGGACAAGTCAATTAGCTGAAATAGCTGAGGCTGTTATTGATGGTTTAACTTCTGTAAATGCTTCGGGATATACAGATACTTTTAGTGTAAAGCCAAGAGTACAGGATATAAATGGTCCTACAATGCTTGAAATTGAAGATAGAAGTCATTTTGTTGGTGTAATATCTTGCCAATTCTCAGCTAATGCCTAGTATAATAAAGTAGCAATACTTATTTTATGACTAGAGCAATCGAACTTTTGAAGAATAGTTTTGGTGTCAGCCAGCTATATCAACATGATGTAAAAAAAGGTAATAAAATTATTTTTACTGTATATTGGCACCCATTAACTATTGCAGAAAGAGAATCAATACAAAAAAAATCTATGAGTGAAGATGCGAATGAATTTGCGTTACAACTTATGATTGAAAAAGCATTAAATAAAGATGGAGACAGACTTTTTCAAGATGGAGATAAAGCATCTCTTAGAAGAGAAGTTGAAGCTGTTATTTTACAGGAAATTCAGTTAGCAATGATAGAAGCTGGTCAGAATAGGGGGGTTGAAGAGGCTAAAGCCGATTTAAAAAGCTAATAACGATTGGAAATTTTTATTTTCATTAGCCAAGGAGTTAGGTAAAACTGTTGCTGAACTGTCAGAAACTTTAACCGTTGAAGAAATGGTAGGTTGGGCTGCTTATGCACAACTTGAACACGAAGATTATCAAAAGCATCAACAAGAAGCACAAAGAGGTAGTGCTTTGAAAGGGAAAAGAGGTAGAATGAGATAAATGTTTTAATTTTTCTAAGTGGCTGACTATACAGTAAATCTAAAACTTGCTGTTCAAGGAGGTAAGGAATTAGCTAAATTAAATAAACAAGTAGATTTAGCAAGAAAGCGTTTAGATAAAGCGGGTATTGAAAGTCAAAGTTTTACTAAAGCTATAGGAAATTTAATAAAAGTTGAAAATAAATATGGACAAGCACTCGATAGAAGAACAAAAGCTATTGATAATGCTCTTAGGGCACAAACAGGTATGCAAACTGTAGAGCAAAGAGAACATCAACTTTTAGCTAGAGGTAATAGATTAAGAGATTTACGAATGAGAAAAGAGCAAGCATTAACACGACAACAAATGCTTAGAAGAGGTGCTGCAAGTGCGGTAGGTAGTGGAATTATTGGTGGTGGTTTTCCTTTGCTATTTGGGCAAGGTCCAACTGCTGCTATTGGTGGAGGTTTAGGTGGTTTAGCTGGAGGAGCTTTATCAGCAATACCTGGTATGGGACAATTTGGTTTTGCATTATCTATAGCTGGTACTACTATTGGAAGTGCTTTAGATGATTTAGCAAAAGCTCTTGCAAAACCTACAGAAAATATAGAAAAATTAGTTACAAAATTAGGTTTAGTTGATACACCAACAGGCAAATTAGCACTTGAATTAGAAAAGTTAGGTTTAACATCTTCTGCTGCAACACTTCTTTTAACAGAGTTTGAGCAACAATTTGGAATTAGCCAAGGACAAATAAAAGAAAATGCAGAAAAAATGACTAAATTTAATAATGAAATTAATCAATTAGGTACTGAAATTACATTATTAATGGCTAATTCTTTAGGGCCATTTATGGCTGGAATTATTGATTTTGCTAGAAAATTAAATCAAGAAAAAGTTATAGAGAATTTACAAATACAGTTAATGGATCAAATAAGAGCTACTGGTGGAGATAAGGTACATTTTGATCAGATACGGGAAATGATTAAAAAAAGTGCTAAGAAGCAAAGAAAAGAGGAAGGTTTAAGTTTTTCAGAATATCAAAATAGACAAGCAAATATGTATCGAAATTTATTGGGGTTTGACACAAGTGCATTTGAATTTAAAACTAATACTTCATCAGGGGCAAGTGGAACGGAGAAGGATAGTAATTTAGCAACACAAACTTTTGAACAAAAACAAATTAAACCGTTACAACAAGCATTAGTAATTGAACAAAATAGATTAACAATGAGTAATGAAAGATTAGCAATATTAAAAGAACAGTTTGAACTTGATAATTTAACTAATGAATTAGAACTTACAAGAGCAGAAAATGAAAAATTGAGCACTGATGAACTTGAGAAAAAAATTAAAAAGTTAGAAGCTCAAGTAAGTTTACAAAAACAAGTTGTTGTGAATGCAAAAGCACTGATAGATCCTTTCAGACAATTATCTGATATGATCCAAATAGAAATGGGTAACGGTATAAAAGATTTAATTAAAGGTACGAGAACATTAAATGATGTAATGAGAAATATGTTAAACAAAATGGCTGATGCGTTTTTGAATTTAGCTATTTTTGGAAATATGGGAGGTGGTTCTATAACAGGTGGTTTATTAGGATCTATTTTTAGAGCAGAAGGTGGACCTGTTAAAGCTGGTGGAAGTTATATTGTTGGTGAACGTGGGCCTGAATTGTTTAAACCATCAGCTTCAGGTAATATTATTCCAAATAATGCTCTTGGTGGATCTACAAATATAGTGGTTAATGTAGATGCTTCTGGATCTGCTGTCGAGGGAGATGAAGATAGAGGAAGAGAACTTGGTCGTCTTATCTCAGTTGCAGTACAATCTGAAATAATACAGCAAAAAAGACCAGGAGGATTACTTGCATAATGGCTACGTTTCCTTCAATAAAACCTACTTACGGGCAACAAAAAAGATCCGCACCAAAAACTCGTACAGTTCGTTTTGCTGATGGTTATGAACATAGAATTTTATTTGGTCTAGCACAACATCAAAATCCAAAAGTTTTTCAATTAAGTTTTGATGTTTCAGAAACAGATGCAGATACTATAGAAACCTTTTTAGATGCTCGTGCAAACGACTCAGACAGCTTTACTTTTACTCCTCCAGGGGAAAGTTCATCTTCTGAATTTGTTTGTGAAACATGGAGTAAATCAATACCATTTAACAATAGAGCTACAATTCAAGCAACTTTTAGACAAGTATTTGAACCAGCATCATAATGTCAGTAAATTCAGCAGTATTTAGTAATTTACAATCTATAAACCCATCAGCAATTATTGAATTATTTACACTGCAATTAGATAATAGTTTGCATGGTGCAAATACAATTTATAGATTTCATTCTGGCAGTAATTTAAATGCAAACGGAAAAATAGTTTGGGCTGGTAATGAATATCTTAGATTTCCTATACAAGTTACGGGTTTTGCTTTTCAAAAAGGACAATTACCAAGACCGAAAATAGTAATTAGTAACGCTACGGGATTAATTTCAGCAATTCTTTTATCTGTAAATGAAACTACAACTGGAAATGACTTAACAGGAGCTACAGTAACAAGAATAAGAACATTAGCTAAATTTATTGATGCTGTTAATTTTGCAGACGGAACAAATGCAACTGCTGATCCCAATGCAGAGTTTCCTCAAGAAATATATTCAATAGATCGTAAATCAGCAGAAAATAGAGAAACTGTTGAATTTGAACTTGCTGCACCTACAGATCTTGCAGGTGTTCGTATTCCCAAACGCCAAGCCACTCGTTCTATTTTCCCCTCTATTGGTACGTTTATTCAATGACTTGGAAATATAAAGCGTTACTTCATGCAAAACGAGAAGATCCCAAAGAATCTTGTGGGCTTTTGTTGAATATAAAAGGTAAAGAAAGATATTATCCTTGTCGCAATCTTTCAATGACAGATCATCAATGTTTTATTATCGACCCAGAAGATTATGTAAAAGCAGATAATACAGGAGAAATTATTGGTGTTGTGCATAGTCACCCTATTACTCCACCAAATCCTAGTCAAGCAGATAAAATTAGTTGCGAAGATAGTAATTTGCCTTGGTATATTGTTAATCCAAAAACAGAACAATGGGCATATTTAGAACCATGCGGATATAAACCTCCTTTATTGGGTCGCCAATGGGTTTGGGGTATTACTGATTGTTGGAGTTTAATAAGAGATTGGTATAAAGAAGAAAAAAATATTGAACTGAGAGATTGGGAAAGACCTACAACATTAGAAGAGTTTAATAATAAACCTCTTTTTGAAGCCTGTGCTTGGAGAACTAATTTTAGAGAATTAAGGCCTGATGAAAAGCTAGAAGATGGAGATGTTTTACTTATGAGCATCTTGCACCCAACTTTAAATCATGTAGCATTATTTTTTAAAGGTGATGTTATTCATCATTTAACCGATAGACTATCTTGTAGAGAACCTTACTCTGAATGGCTGTTAAAATGTACGGGAAAGAGGTATCGTTATGCTTCGTAAAATAAAACTGTATGGAGAATTAGCTAAATTTGTTGGACATAAAGAGTTCGAGGTTAAGGCTGAAACAGTAGGTAAAGCTGTAAGTTTTTTAATTCATAATTTTCCAGGAGTGGAAGCTCACATGAGTCCTAGATATTATCAAGTAAAAGTTGGGAAGTATAATATTGATAAAGATGAAATAAGTTACCCAGTTGGCAAAGAGGATATTCATTTTATACCAGTGATAAGTGGTGCGGGTAGAGGATTAGGAAAAGTATTATTAGGAGCAGCCTTGATAGGTGCTGCCTTTATGCTTCCTGTTGTAGTTCCTTACGCACCATTAAGTCTTGGTATGGGAGGATTTACTGGTGGAACACTTTTAGCTTCAACTTTAGGAAATATAGGAATCGCTTTAGTTTTGACAGGTGTAAGCGAAATGTTATTTCCTGTGCCTCAACCTCCTAAGTTTGAATCAGAAGAAGATCCACAATTATCTTTTAATTTTAGTGGAGTACAAAATACATCACGAGCTGGTACTCCTGTTCCAATAGTATATGGTGAAATAATTACAGGAAGTGTTGTAATAAGTGCAGCAGTTGACACTAATCAGGTGGAAGCATGACAGACGAACCTAAACTTATTAAAGGATCAGGTGGGCCACCTCCTCCACCCCCAACTCCATATCGTGCTCCTGATACTTTACATAGTAGAAGTTTTGCTACTGTTCAAGATTTAATATCTGAAGGAGAGATAGAGGGTTTTGCTAGTGCTTCAAAAGCACAACTGACAAAAGGAACAACTGCATACGATAATGCAAGTTTAAAAGATGTCTTTTTAAATGACACTCCAATACTAGATGCAAACGCTTCAAACACTAATCCTGCTACCACAGATTTTAATTTTCAAGATGTAACTTTTAAGTCTAAGTTTGGAACGTCAAACCAAACTGCAATGAGTGGTATTCCTGCTGAAAGTAGATCACCTACTGGTGTTGGAGTTACTGTAACTACTTCTTCTCCTGTTACTAGGCAGATTACTAATACTGACGTTGATGCTGTTATTGTTACTTTAACTTGGCCTCAAATACAAGTTTTTAGTGACGAAGGAGATATAAATGGAGATAAAGTTGAATATAAAATTCAAATTCAACAGGATTCTGGAGGATTTGTAGATAAAATTAGTGCTTCTGTTGATGGTAGAACTGCTGATGCCTACGCTAGAGATCACAGAATACAATTAACAAGTGGATTTACAACTGTAGACGTAAGAGTAGTTCGTGTTACAGCAGACAGTACAAGCACACAAAGAATAAATGCGTTTGAATTTACAAGTTTACAAGAAGTAATAGATAATAATTCAACTTATGCTAATAGTGCTTACGTTGCTTTACGTCTTGATAGTAAACAATTTAATCGTATTCCTTCAAGAAAATATCGTATAAGAGGAATAAAAGTAAGAATACCAGGAGCAGGTGCATCTAGTTCTGGTACTCCTACTGTTGATGTTCAAACTGGCAGAATACAGTACCCAACTGGTTATATATTTAATGGAGTTATGGGTGCTGCTGTTTATACAAACTGCCCTGCGATGTGCTTGCTAGACCTTCTCACGAATACTAGGTATGGATTAGGAGATCATATTACTGATAGTAATTTAGATTTATTTAGTTTTGTAGCTGCTAGTAAATATGCAAATACAGAAGTTGATGACGGTACTGGATCAGGTGCAAAAGAAGCAAGATTTAGTTGCAATGTAAATATTCAAAGTCCAAAAGAAGCATTTGCAGCAATAAACGACTTGTCTGGTGTTATGAGATGTATGCCAATATGGTCTGCTGGTTCTGTCACCATATCTCAAGATAAGCCAACTACAGCTAGTTATCTATTTAATTTAGCCAATATAGGAGAGGGAGGTTTTTCTTATTCGGGAAGTAGTTTAAAAACACGACATAGCGTTGTTTCTGTTAGTTACTTCAATATGGAGTCTAAAGAAGTGGATTTTGAAGTTGTAGAGGATAGTGCTGCTATAAGTAAGCTAGGCACAATCGTTAAGCAAGTAAAAGCATTTGCCTGTACTTCTCGTAATCAGGCTGCAAGATTGGGTCGTGCAATACTGTTTGCTGAACAAAATGAATCTGAAACAGTTACGTTTACAACTTCAATAGATGCAGGAATTGTTGTCAGACCTGGTTCTGTTATTGAAATAAACGATCCAGTGAGGGCGGGAGCCAGAAGAGGAGGTCGTATCGTAGCAGCAACGACAACTACGATTACTATTGATGCTTTAGAGCAAACTGGTTTACCAGCTTTAAGTGATGCTCCAACAATAAGTGTTATTTTATCTGATGGTTCAGTAGAGTCCAGATCTGTAATAGCTATTTCAGAATCAGTATTTACAGTTAGTTCTGCTTTTTCATCTGCTCCAAATGTAAATTCACCTTATCTAATATCTAGTACAACTCTACAAACTCAGTTATTTAGAGTAATTCAAGTAGAAGAACAAGATGATATTAATTATGTAATTACAGCTTTGTCTTATGTTGAGGGTAAATATGCTTTTATTGAAAACGGAACAGCCTTACCCACAAGAACTATATCCATACTAAATCAACCAGCATTACCTCCAAGTGCTTTAACTATTACAGAGCAGACAGTTGTAATTAATAGTATTGCTAGAAGTAAATTAATTGTAGATTGGCAACCACAAGTAGGTGTTACTCAATATCTTGTTAATTACAAAATAGAAAATGGAAATTATGTTTCACAAATTGTATTTAGTAGTGATTTTGAGTTATTAGATACTGTTAAAGGAACTTATACGATTCAGGTTTTTTCATACAATGCTAGAGGAGAAATATCTGCAAATTCTACTGAAAAATCATTTGTAGCTCAAGGTAAAACAGCTTTACCAGAAAATGTTTCTGATTTAACTATCGAGCCAATAAATGAACAATTCGTAAGATTAAGATTTACACAATCTACCGCTATTGATGTTCTTCACGGAGGTCGGGTTTATGTGAGACATACCAATCAAACAGGAGGCGGTGCTACATTCCAAGCTGCTCAAGATGTAATAGAAGCTGTAGCTGGTAGTGCTACAGAAGTATTAGCTCCTGCGTTAGCTGGAACTTATCTCCTTAAATTTCAAGATGACGGAGGTAGATTCAGTGCTGATGCAGCTAGTGTAACCCTTTCTCTTGTTGATATTCTCGATTCTATTACAGTAAAAACGGATAGAGAAGATACAGATGGAACACCCTATAACGGAGCAAAAACTAATGTTGTTTATGATAGTACGCTCGGAGGACTAAAACTTGTCGATCCAACTGCAAATGCTACTGGCACTTATGATTTTGTTGAAACGCTTGATCTTGGTGGTACGTTTTCAATTACTTTAAAAAGACATTTTCAAGGAGTTGGTTTTTATACAGGAGATCAGTTTGATAATAGAACAGAAAATATTGATACTTGGACAGATTTCGATGGTTCTATTGCTCAAGATGTAAACGCAAAAATATCTGTTCGCACCACAACTGATAATCCTAGTAGCTCGCCTACATATTCATCTTTCAACGATTTTGCAAATGGAACATTTAAAGGCAGAGGATTTCAATTTAGAATTACTCTAAGCACATCAGATACCGCACAAAATATGAATTTACAGCAAGCAGGATATACAGCAACTCTTCCGTCAAGAACAGAACAATCTTCTGTAATAGCATCAGGTAGTGGATCTAAGTCAGTAACTTTTGCTAGTCCCTTCTTTGTAGGAACTTCTGCACTCGGTAATTTAAATAGTTTCTTACCTACTGTTGTTATATCTCCACAAAATATGAATAGTGGTGATTTTTATGAAATAACTAATGTGTCTGGAACTGGCTTTACAGTTCACTTTAAAAACTCAAGTAATGCTAGTATTGATAGGAACTTTACCTTCAGTGCTGTTGGTTTCGGTAAAGGAGGGTAACATGGAGGAAAATAGTATTTAACTGTGGCTGACGTTACGAATTACACAATCGAAAATGCTTCTGGAGCGAACGTAAGAACCGATCTTAACAATGTTTTTGCTGCGATCCAATCGAGTAATTCAAAATCAACTGACTTAGCCACAAGCCAATGCGTAGCTGGTATGCCTTTTTTAAATACCACTACAAATATTTTAAAAATAAGAAACTCAAGCAATGGTGCGTTTACTGAAATAGGAAATATTGACCAAGCAAATTTAGGTTTATTATCTAAGGCTGGCGGCACTATGACAGGACCATTATTAATTGATGATTCAAGTAGTGCATCTACTCCTGCATTGAGTTTTGACACGGATACTGACTTAGGTTTATTTAGAAAGTCAGCAAATATTATGGGGTTTAGTTCTTCTGGAACTGAGCAGATGATATTTGATGCAAATGGTATAACTTTAAGAACACAAAACGAAATTAGATTTGGTGATTCCGATAGCAGTAACTATGTAGGGATAAAAGCACCTTCAACTGTTGCTTCTAATAGAACAATAACTTTACCTGATGAAACAGGAACTTTGGTAACTTCAGCTTCGATAGTGAGTCAAGTTGGAGGACAAAATCTTACAGGTTTGCACACGTTAACTCCTGCGACTAATAACGTGTACGATTTAGGATCATCTACACTTAGATGGGCTAATTTATTTATAAATGATTTAAATTTATCTAACGAAGGACATAAAAATGACGTTGACGGAACTTGGGGAAGCTATACTATACAAGAAGGAGCAGAGGATCTTTTTCTTGTGAACAACCGCAATGGTAAAAAATATAAATTTAATTTAACGGAGGTATCGTAATGACAGTTAATTTTGGAGATGGTACAACTATTGCTAGTGGTGGTTCTTTAGGAAAAATTTTACAAGTAAAACACGCAGCAGCCGATAACTTCAGTACAAGTAGTTCAAGTTATGTAGATGTCGGATTAAATATTTCAATTACACCAGCTTCAACAAGTTCATTTTTTATAATTACAATTAATGGAATTGGGTCTGCAAGTGGCAATGACTCAAACCAAGGTGTTTTTAGACTTGTAAGAGATTCAACTACTGTTGCAAACCAAAAAACAATCGCAGATAATAATAATCAAAATGGTCCAGCGTTTGCAGTTGTAGAAGGACAAAGAGAAAGATATCCTGTTACAACTTCCCTAAAAGATGAACCAAATACTACAAGCCAAGTAACTTATAAATTAAAACTTGCTGCACCACAAAGTCAGACAGCATATATGGGAAGATGGGGTATAAACAACGATTGGTCTGTTTTTACTTACATGACAGTTTTTGAGGTTTCAGGTTAATGCCAAATTACGATCACCAAGCAATTAGAAGAGCTTATCCAAATGTTGTTACCATTGGTAACTCTTTGGGTATATTTGATGGCTCTGGAAATGAAGTTACAGTAGATCAAGCTAAAATTGATGAAGCTAGGGTTGAAATTGATGCGGAGGAGGCTGCTCTTTTTTATCGAAAGCAAAGAACAGGAGAGGCAGGCACAACAGATACAATATATGCTTCTGTAGGCGACCAATTGGATATGCAATATAAAGATAAGGTAAATGGCACATCAACTTGGACAGATCATGTTGCTGCTGTTAAAGCGAAATATCCAAAACCTAGCTAAATATGGCTATTATTCCAGGAAAGAAGAATTTTACTGTAGACAGGAGAGCAGATTTTCCTATTAGATTAACGTTTAAAGATTCGAGTGGATCGGCTATAGATTTAACTGGATACACTGTGGCTGCACAAGTTTATGATGAACCACGTTCTACAAAATATGCAGATTGGACAGTGGCTTATACTAATAGAACAGGTGGAATCGTAGATATTTCTCTTACCGATACGCAAACAGCAACTTTTACTCCAAGCATTTTGTTTTATGACGTATTATTAACAGAACCAAGTGGTAGCAAAAACTATTATTTAGAAGGTAAACTATTTATAAGTGAGGGTTACACAGCATGAGCAATCC